GTGGAATCCTTCTGCAAAAAAAGACCGGCCTTTTGTAATTGAAACTCATCTGGCATCTTATCTTGCTTCGCACTATTGCATCGCTTACAAGCTGCGACAAGGTTCTCTAAATCATCGCTGCCACCCTTGGCTACAGGAATGATGTGATCAACTGTATTCGCATCCATGCCGCACCAATAACATTCCCATAAATCTCTCTGAAGTATTCGCAACCTAATTTTTTTCCAATGAGAACTGTTGGCTTTACGCTGTGAATGTAGCGTCATTTAATAGTGCCCATTCTTTATATGGAACCTATAAGCATTACACATAGACTTATAACGCTTTGTTATATAAGCAATCGTACTATCAATCTGACGATATGGATCTAGATTCCTATAATGCTTGGATCTCATCTGACCCAATCCGTAATGTGATCCATTTACAGCTGTTGGATTCCATCTCGATTCTTTATAGATAATCCTAGAGAAACATTGATATTGCTCATAGTTAATAATCCTTGAATGAGCATATAACTTGTAATGATCAATGCTTGAAGCTTGTGCGGGTTGCACCGTTAATGCAAGAGAGCCTATCGCTAGGCATAGGACTGGCCTCAACCGTCTCACTCTGCTCGAGCGAACCCGCCACAGCGGCTCTCGCGAGAGCGCGAACGGTAGCATGGCTGTCAAGTGTTGCGTAAATAGGCGTGTCGCTGAGCGTGAAAATGATGATTTGTTGCGTAATTCATGCCCTGTGGATAACTTCTGTGGATAACTTTTCAATCTTTTCCCCATCCTTTACCTTTGAAATGAACTGGGTTTGCTGTCCATATTCGAGACATTGGAATCGTGCAACCATCGCAATATGGCGCTCGATCTAGCTTGTCGGTCATTGACCGTTTGATGGTTTTGGTCTTACCGCAGACTTCGCACCGGTAATCGTATTCAGCCACTATTCGTCCGCTTCGTATTCGTGCATCGATAACCAGTCAAGATATGACACTATCAATTTCAACATCCTTTATTGCCATCGTACCGCAGCTCAGGCATTGAACAAATCGAGCTTTGTCGCCTAGCGGCAGCTCATCCTTCATTGAAGCGTGATGGGTGACCTTCTGTTCGATCTTGCATAGGTAAAGTGTTTTCTCCATGGCTTGATCTCCTCAAATTCTCGATTGGATGTAGGTTGTATTGATCGACCCAATAAGTCGGTTGATCGCGTCTGCGCCATTTCTTATTTTTGGCCGCGAATATCGGAATCCAGCCTTTTAATGTGTATACGGGACTTTTTCCTGTAACGAGAATTGCGATATCCGTATTTCTGTCTGTGTCGTAGATGATGAGCGAACCTGCGTCATATTTTGTCCATTTGACTTCAATGATGGATCCAACGTCTGCCGTTCGCTTAAATCTTGATCTTCTTGGATCGAAGTCACTAATTCCAAAATACTTTGCAACAGCAATTTCAGCTCCGATTGATTCGGCGACTTCGCAGATGTAATCGTGAAAATCAAGGCTTTTATTGTATCGACTTTTGTGATCCGGTTGTCCATCGATTTCCTCTACTCTCTCGAGAGCAACTCTAGCTGCTTCCCATTCATCCTCATGGCTGATTTTTATTTTCATCGACAAGCCTGACACATCCAGAGCAAATTCACGCCCATTCGGGTTGTGTAAGTGCCGCCAGTTGTTTTTTGCCATTTCTCACAACCATCACACCATTCCACCGGTATTTCATCGCTTTCGTTGATTACTGTGCCATCGACTTCGATGAATAATTTGCGTCCGTCGGGCATTTCCATGTGTAGGCCACTCATAGTCGTACTCTCCATTTTCCATCGCTTTCAAGGCGATACCAAATTGCTGAGCATTGTTGTTTTTTGTCACGTTCGCTGCATACATATCCACGGTAAGGATTTCCATTTTTTTCACCTTGTTTCAAGATCATGTGACCGTGGGCACACAAAGGCGATTCCTCAATGATTTCGGATCCAATTTGCTCTTTGACGATTTCCACGGCTTGCGCAGCTGTAGTAAATCCCTGCTCAATAAATGGCTTATTCCATGGATCCTCATCGATAAATGTCTTTGGCATTGTTTCAACCTGCTCCATGCTTTCCCGCGTTGGCTTTTCATCGGATCCAAGTACGACCGATGCAGCTCTGCCGATGGCGCTGGATACTGTGTCCTCGACGTACCAGCGTTTCATTTGCGGGTTATACGCGCCAACCATGCCGTGTGCGTAATCAATTGCAGCTGGTTTATCATCCTCATACTTACGATAAATCCGGCACTCGATGAGAATGTAGCCTTTTTCTGGCGACCAATCGATGATCGAAGTTTCAATGCGATTTGTTGGGTAAGTAGAGTGTAGACGTTGAACCTTTTGATTGACTGTTTCATAATTGTCAAGGAATCCCATTAGCGGTTCACCGCCTTATTGATAGATGATCCGCGACGGTACCCAATGGCTTTGCCTTCTTTGTAACCGTCTGAACGACCGACGTAATAACCACAATATAAAAAGAAAACATGGGTGATAACAAGGATAATTTGTAAGACTGTCATTTTTGCTCCCGATCAGGGAGATACTGTGCTTCTCTCCCCAGAAATAGGGTGAAGCATGAATCCGACATTTGCAAATACCACGCTTAAATTGCGGCGTGTCGCTAACCGTATACCTTACCTTCAACAATGAATGAGCCATCGCGTTCAATGGGCACAAGCTGCGGTGCTACCCTTGATCCATGAATCCTTAATATCCCAAAGCCTTGAGTCCAGTTGGCTGTGCCTTTTGTGTATTTGGCTTTGGCAAAATTCATTAAATTGCCTACTTCCATGCCATAAAGCGTACGTCCTACCTTGTATCCGCTGGATTCGGTAAATGTCATCAAACCCAATCGATGCGTGTGACCTTGGACAACTGATTTTCCATGGAGCCGCGCAGCTCTCATTGCACTAGCTCCGGCCGTTGGCAGCGTACCCTGTTCATCGCCATGAATTGCGATCCAATTGGTTCCAGCTATTTCATAGGGCTTTTTATGAAATTTGATTCCCATCTCATCCAGCCGCATAAATCGTTCAAATTGTAATTCCTGTAATTCGCGTAAAGCCGGTAATCGCATCGCCAAAGAATTGAATAATCGATCTGTGTGATTGGATCGCACCATATTCGCGACCGGTACCGATTCAGTCAATTCCCATAATATGTCCACGCAGGTATCTCGATCATCGCCAATAGTTGTCTCATATTCCTCAGCTGTACCGCGGCTCCAACGACTTATTGTATTGAAATCAATTTCATCGCCAATCAAAATTACTTCATCGGGCTTGAAATGACGTATGAATTTAGACAAATTACGTATTGCTTTTGGGTCATGAAATGGAACCTGCATATCCGAAACCACGACCACTTTTCTCATTAGTCGTCGTCCTCAAATTCATCCGGATCGATGCTGCCAATTTTTTCTATTGGCTTGGCTGGTAAAATCCAATCTGGGTAAGCATCTTTGTCCATAATTAAGCCAAGGGCAATATCAGTATGAAATCCAGCCCGACGTAACGCACGGTACATTTCGTGCAAGCTGATTGCCCAAGCATCAAGTGCATTATAAGTATCTAGATCTATAACCTTGCGTTTTCCAGCCATAGCATAAGTCTAGAATCTAGTCAATCAATTTTTGGTATAACGCGTCTAAACGCGCTTCAATGCGATTCACTTGATCTTTTAAGCTTGAACCACCATTGGGCTGAAGTTCACGCATGATTGAACGTACCACAAGCTTCATTACAGAATAGACGGCGGCGATTACCGTAAAGGCACCGGTAATCACCACCGCCCATGCGTCCGGAGTCACTTCCCCTTGATCCCGAAACTGGCGTCGTCTGGATTGAGCCAACGCAAGATTACAGGTAATACCGCAGCTGCGCCAGCGCCCAAAACGGCTTTTGGATCTGTCACGCCAGCAAGATAAACAGCGATGCAAGCTGCTAGAAACGAACGTCCCCACGATGCGGCCATTTGTTTAAATGATTTCATTTTTTACCCTTTCGAATGGATTTCTTTGGCATTGGTGCTACTTCAATGGCTGGATATTCGCCTTTGTAGGGTACATATTTGGGACGACCATATCCAACAATTTCTTTATCGGTGCGAACCTTAAGCAATACCATCCCACCATTTCGCTGATCTCCGCCGCGAGATGTATTACCTTCGACTGTCAATACGTTATTTCCGTCAAATCCGACCACGATTCCAACGTGGCTAATTCGATCAACGCCGTCATGTGGGAAATCCATAAATGCCAAATCACCGCGTTCAGGTTTTTCGTGCCATCGACAAATTTCTTTAAATTTGTGAGCGCCTAAAGCGGTACCGACAACGCTATGAACTTTGACACCTGATTGTGCCAATACCCAATTGCAAAATGAACCACACCAAGGCAAACCATCGGCCTTCATGAATTTGCCGTATTTGGTTATGTTCTCTGGTTCCTCGATTGTGCCTTGTTCCTTCAAAGCAATTTCGATTGCCAAAGCTGCCGTGCCGATTGGATAAGTCATCCAAATAACTCAGCAAATTCTGAATCGGTTAAACCAAGTTTATCAATGATGGCTTTTCGAGCCGCTTCTTTTGCGGCTTTTTCAGCTTCTTTTGCTTCCCAATTGGCTGCATCTTTTTCCTCTTGCTTTTTTTCCGCAACTGTCAATTGTCTTTCAATGACTTCGCCAGTTTCGCAATTGATGATTTTTTTTGTCATTACTTTTCTCCGTATAGACGAATTGATGAATTTGCCAAATTGCTGAGAGTTGCCGTGCCGTTTCCTCTAAATATATTTAATGATGTTATCGCGCTGGTGCTGTTCCAATAACCTTGATTTTGATACAAGTTATAGCGACCGTTATTGTTGGAATGATAATACGATTGAGATACAAATTTTTTGGTTTTAGTTGTTGAAGCGTAATTGTAAATTGTTACCATTCCAAAAGCTGTATTGTATCCAGTTTGACTTGAACCTTGATTCCCAATCATGGCGCATTGATCTCCGTCGCCACCACCTGCGGCAAAACCAATAGGACTTGTTGTTTCCAATTGAAAGTATTGATTTGGATAATTTGTA